CACTTGTCGCGCTCGTTTTCTGCGTCTTTAAGTTGGCGGAATGTTTCCATATCCATTTTTGCTATTTTTGATTTATCCATTATTTCCCTCGTTTCGTATTCTGCTTGCGCACCGCATTTTCCTGTTCCTTCGTAAGAACACTGAGCCTTCCATGGCGTCATGTCATAAACATCACACCAAGAAACTCCACATTTTTCAGTTTCCATGCCATGTTCCATTGCTTTTATTCCCACCATCCGCCATCTTGTTTCTTGTTTAAGAACTCAACAAGAGTGCTGAATGGGATAAGGATATCTTTTGGGGCGCTATAGAACCACTCATTTATTTCTCGTTTTTTATCAAATGCACTGACTTTTCTCCACTTCTCATATGTCTTTGGGGAGATGCAAACTATGCCGTGCGATATTTGTGAAATCAAAACATATGCTGCTGGTTTTTTGACCTTTGCATCGTAGCCAGAAACGGTATCAACAAAAAGAGAATTGAATGGATAGGAAAGAACATCATCAGTGAAGTCTCTGGTTGATGATTTAACCTCAAGACAGTTTTCGGACCATTCAAAAACGATGTCCTTTTCATGCTTGGTCATAAATTCGCGCTCCTCATTGCTCTTTGCAATTTGAACTTCGGTTGCGCGGCAGCGAATACCGCTGTCGTTTAGTCGGCGCGCCACTTTTTTAGCCCAAGTTCCACCTTCATAAAAGGAATTTACATAGTCAAAGGCCATATTTCAGTCGTACTTGTTGTTGTATAACATGTCCATCACTTCATCTGGTTCAAGCAGAAAGCCTCGTGTAGGATTGTCTGAATTGCGAGCAAAATCACCCTTTGTTTCCTCGTTAAAACGGCTTGGATTGGCGCGCAAGTACCGCTTTAACCGCTCAACCGAAACAATCACGAATGCTTCGCCAAGCGAGTAGATGTAGACCCACCATTGTGCTGTGGTTACATTGATTCCAGACTTTTTCCACCCTTTGTTATACGGGTTTTGGTCTGTTTCCACCACCATCCTGCCATTGCGATATCTATCGGTCTTTACTTCGCTTGAACCTGATATCAGGCTCTGAAAAAACTTCTTTACCGACTCTTCGCCTTGTTGACCAAACGCAAGGTCGGCATCAAAATTTGGGCTGATATCAAAGCCAGGGTTATAACCACTCACTTTTTATCGGCTTCTTTTGTTACGCACTCCCAGCCGCATGCAGAGTAGCCAATTGCGTCTTTCCAGTGGTCCTCATTTTCTGGAGTCCATGTTAAACGAGCAGTCTTTAGTAGGTTCATCATCGCCGCAACATCGTGCGGCTTCATGATTAACCCTCCGCGCCGAAGGATGGTGCGTTCAAGGTATGTTTGCCAGAACTCTGCAGTTGTTGTGAAGTCGTCAAATGGTTCGCCGTACGAACTATTGCGTTCACCATCAATAATTTTTGCTGTATCAACCAGGATTTCGCCACGAATATTCATGGCTGGAGCCTACCTAGTTATTTGCATCTATGTGCATATTCAGGACCCCATGCGCACGGGTCCCATGGGTCCCATCCAGCGAGCCTAAACAGTTCTCGTCCGACCTTTAGATTATTCACGGGGTCAAGAAGTGACTTCTGGGAGCAGAATCCAAATTGAACACACGCAATGGCGTTTTTGTTTCGGCTCATGTCCCAGTTCACGCCGTTTATTTGCAACAGACCCGAGTCCGACTTATTGGTCGCCTTGGTGTATCCCGTGATGTTGCAGTTCTTGTCAACGATTGAACTTCCGATTCGGTTTGGGCATCCACCTGACTCACGAAGAATGATTTGGCCCAACTTTGTCCAAGTCTTTTTAGGCCAGCCAGCCTCGGCGGCTAGTTGGGGAAGCCAAGAAATATCCCCGTGGGCAAACACGATTGGAGGTTCCGATTGCGTTCGTCTTTCCTCTTGTTTTTGTGACAATTGTGCTGATTGGGAGGGTTCTCTCCATGAATCAACTGTCGGCGCTGTTGCCGCCTCGGCTGGTATCGCCATGCCAAGGGTGAAAAAAAGTAAAGAAATTCCCCATCCAGTAATTGTTTTCAATTTTCTCTCCTGCTATCGGTGGATATGTCTGCGGCGTCCTAGTAATTACCGCGCTATGTATCTTTATCGCAAGTACATCTAGTCTATCAAATGATTACGGGCTGATTACAACTTCTGCTGATTTCCTTTAAAGTACTTGACAAATTCGTCCCCATCAATGACGATTTCGGGTATCAATTCCTCAATTTTCAGCAGCAAATCAACAACTTCTGTGATTTTCATGAAGTTTTTTTTGCCCGCAATGGACCTAGAAAGCAAGTTTTGAATAGATTCGTCTATGAAATCGTAGATAGTAGTCATGGTGCCACCCTAGCCCGATAATTGCGTCAAGAAAACCTTTGATGGTGTAGTACGCCTTTCGCTAGATTTATCCGATAGTATGTCTGCATGGCACATAACATAGAAATCGGAAAAGACGGACGCGCCAAGATGGCGTATTCAAATAGGGAAATCCCATGGCACCGACTAGGCAAGCCAATGGACAAAGACGCACTCACGGCAGAGCAGATGCTCGTAGCGGCTCAGGCTGACTTTGATGTTGTTCTCGCGAGCGTGGCTGCAATTGACGCAGAGGGCAACATGCTGCGCAATCCAGACGGAACCCCAGTCATTATTGATGACTCCAGGGCTACCGTGCGCGTTAATCCAAACGGAACATTTGACGGCCTATCAACAGTGGGCACTCGTTTTGTCGTTCAACAAAATCGCGAGGTCTTGGACCGCGCATTAGATGTTGTCGGCGCTTCAAAGGGTGACGCAGTGGTTGACACCGTTGGAGTTCTTGATGGCGGTCGTGAATTCTTCGCCTGCATTGACCTCGGTGGGCTGGTTATTGACCCAACTGGGGTTAATGACCAGATTGAGCGCTTTTTGCTCGTCAGGAACGGCCACAACGGAAAGACACCAATCACCTTTGCTAACACATCAATTCGTGCTGTATGCAAGAACACTGTTATCGCAGGCTTAGACGCCGCTAGGAGCGTGTTTACGGCCCGTCACACCCGTAATGCGGACTCTGCAATGGAAGAGGCTCAGACGGTCCTGCGCATGTCTACGGAGTGGGCTACGGAGTTCAGCCGTACGGCAGAAAAACTCCTGACAATCCCAATGAATCCAGTAAAACTTGACAAAGTGATTTCTAACGCATTCCCAAAGAAAACGCAAGAAACTCAGCGTCAAGAAGAGAATCGTGAGCAGGTCTGGGCAGTCGTTAGGGACATCTACAGGAATTCAAACAACGCTGGCGGGTACGGAGAGAATGGCTGGTCAATGCTTAACGCAATCGGCGAATATCTTGACCACTATCGCGACGCTGACACACTTGACCGCGCAAATGCGTCAATGAATATGTACTCGTGGGTTTCAAAGACCAAGGTTCAATCTGAAAAATTTATTCTTTCGCTAGTTTGACATTGCGCAATGCGATAATGTTCATGTCGCGCAAATATTTTTGTCAAACGAGATTGGATATCTATGTCAGACTTTAATGACGAGGAAGAAATTCCAAGCAGAGACGAGTTTTTAGCGTATCTCAGTGATTTTATTGCTGGTGCGCGCAAGTCCGACGAGATGTTTCGCTCTAACTACTGCGGCATGGTTGTGAACAAGGTTTACAACGACTTCGGATATGAGGGTCTGTGTCATTTGATGATGGCAATTGACGACAGGGCCCATTGGATTTCGGATATTTTGATTGAAAATTCAGATTTAGATGAAATAATGTTTGCAAAGTATGGGTTTTACGATTCAAAAATCACAGAGAAGGCTCGCAACACACAGGCAATGCTTGAGTTGAATGGAAAAATCTGGAAACTGCGCCGCCGTTACGCAAAGTTGATTGTTGAAGAATTAATCAACGGCAGTCCGATGGAAGAAGAAGAGGCGAAATGAGCGGATTAGCCCGCCATAAGGTCGCCGGTTCAATATGGAACCGCTTTATTGATAAAACGACAGGTATGTCCGATGACGAAATCTCGGAATGGGTTAAAAACAACTACCCAAATGGTGAAATCAAGAGCAAGAAAGACAGATTTGGAAAAACGGTCTGGTTTGTTGATGTGTCTTCAATAAATTTGGCATTTCCCACAGGGGATTAGCAGCGTTTTCGCTATAAGAAGTTTTTTGCATCAAGAACAACGCCGTAAATCTTCTCAAAATCCGCACATAGCGGTTTAATTGACATTGGTGTTCCGTGAGTCGTGTAAACCCTAGTCCCCAAGTGTGCGGGAGGGTACATTTTGAACTTGTTGTTCTTGTTTATAACCGTGAACCCAATTTTTTCAATTTCTCTTACAAACTTCATGATTGATTTGTTGCCGTGGACTCTTGCCATTTTTTACCTCGTTAACTAGTGATAGTACTAGTTACTGTCTACAGGCGAAAATGGAAAATTGCAAC